CGGTGGTCGGGGTCTTATCATCAGGCGCGCCGACGACCTTTTCGTCCACCACGATGGCGCCGATGCGTCGCGAACGGCGGATCACAGAGCGCCCCGACGGTTCGCGCGCCAGCCGATCCTCCGTCGAGATCAGGCGCGCCAGATCGCTGTCGATCCGGTACGCCTCCAGCGCCGCCGCCAGTCGCACCCGGTCGCGCGTGTCGCCGCCGCCGAGTTCGGCGATCGCCAACCAGGGCTCGCGCGCCAGATGGTCTGTCGCGTCCAGCACGGCTCCTCGCCCACTGGCCAGCAGGTATTCACCCGCCTTGCCCCGCGCCTTTGCGATCCGCTCGGGAAAGGCCTCGGCCAGCAGCAGTCCTGGATCGATCGTCCGTCCCGATCCGCCGCCCGCCGCGCGCGCCCAGCGCTCCGCCAGCTTGATCGAATCGCGCGCTCTCTGCGTGCGATCGCGCTCCAGCCCAATCAGGCGATCCGCCAGATCGATGCTCGATCCGCCCAGACCCGGCTCGCTCAACACCGCCGCGATCCGTGCGCCCGTCATCGCGTCGCCGGCGTCGGACGCCACGGCCACCAAATGGGCCAGCCGCGGTGACAGCGGGATCTTCGTCAGGCGCAGCCCGTGTTTCGACAGTCCGCCATCGGCATCCAGCGCACCCAACCGTGTTAGCACCTTGCGCGCCTCGGCCATGGCCCCAGCTGGCGGCGGGTCGAGCAGGGCCAGCCCCTCCGCCGAGCGTGCGCCCCACCGGGCCAGGTCCAGGGCCAGCCCGGTCAGGTCCGCCTCCTGGATTTCCGGCCGTTGATGCGGGACCAACCCGCGTGTCTGTTCCTCATCCCACAGGCGGTAGCAAACGCCCGGCCCGGTTCGCCCGGCCCGGCCACGCCTCTGTTCCGCGGAGGATCGGCTGACCTTGACCGTCGCCAGCCGGGTCAGGCCGCTGGAGGGTTCGAACCGCGGCACGCGCGACAGGCCACCGTCTATCACGACCCGCACGCCTTCGATGGTCAGACTGGTTTCCGCCACCGAGGTCGCCAGCACCAGCTTGCGCCGCCCCACAGCCGCCGGTTCGATGGCTCGGTCCTGTTCGGCCCGGTCCAGCCCGCCATACAGGGGCACGACATCGACGTTCGGCATCCGCAGCCTCGCATTCACCAGCTTGGCCACCCGATGGATTTCGCCCTGCCCCGGCAGGAAGACCAGCACCGACCCCGCCTCCTCGCCCAAGGCGGTCAGAGATGCCCGCGCCACAGCCTCTTCGAACCGTTCGGATGGGTTGCGGCCAAGATACCGGGTCTCGACCGGCCAGGCCCGTCCTTCGGCCTCGATCACTGGCGCGCCGTCGAGCAGGCGCGAGACCCCGACCACATCCAGCGTCGCGGACATGACCAGCAGCCGCAGATCCTCACGCAGCAGCTTTTGAGTGTCTCTTGCCAACGCCAGCCCGAGGTCGGCGTCCAAGCTGCGTTCATGGAACTCGTCGAACAAGACGGCGCCCACGCCCTCCAGCCCCGGATCGTCCAGAATCATGCGCGTGAAGACGCCCTCGGTGATCACCTCGATCCGCGTGTTCGGCCCGATCCTGCTCTGCAACCGGGTGCGATAGCCCACCGTCCCGCCCGGCTGTTCGCCCAGGGTCGCAGCCATCCGGTCGGCCGCCGCCCGTGCGGCCAGGCGTCGCGGCTCCAGCACCAGCACCTTGCCCTCCAGCCAGGGCTGATCCAGCAGGGCCAGCGGCACGACCGTCGTCTTGCCCGCCCCCGGCGGCGCCGCCAGCACGGCCGTATTGTCCGCGCTCAGCGCGGCTTTCAGCGGTTCCAGAACGGCGTGGATGGGCAGCATGCGTCGCCTCTAGCCTGCCGATGGGCGATCACGAAAGCGTCGTCGCGCCTTAACCACCCCGTCATGCGCGTTGCGCGCCGCCTCATCCGTCGCTAGCGTCCGCCCCAAGCAGCCGAGGGGCTGCATCAAAACGTGGGGGTATTTTATGTGGCGCGTTAAGTCGCTCGACGCGATCCTTGCCACGGCCGAGAAGAAGTCGCTTCACCGGTCGCTTGGTCCTATTCAACTGACGCTTCTGGGGATCGGGGCCATCATCGGCACCGGGATCTTCGTCCTGACTGCTTCGGCCGCCCAAAAGGCCGGACCGGGCATGATGATCAGCTTCGTCATCGCCGGCGCGGTCTGCGCGGTCGCGGCGCTCTGCTACTCCGAACTGGCGTCGATGGCGCCGGTTTCGGGCTCGGCCTACACCTACACCTACGCCGTGATGGGCGAACTGCTGGCCTGGACGGTCGGCTGGGCGCTGATCCTGGAATACGCCGTGGCGGCCTCGGCCGTGTCGGTCGGTTGGTCGGGCTATGTGCTCGGGCTGATAGAACAGGGGCTCGGATTCGACTTCCCTGATCTTCTATCCGCCGGGCCGACCTGGTCGATGAACGGCTTCATCCCCACGCCTGACTTCACGGCCGGGATCGTCAACATCCCCGCCATCGTCGTGGCCCTGCTGGTGACCGCTCTGCTGATGGTCGGCACGACGGAATCGGCCCGGGTCAATGCGATCCTGGTCGCGATCAAGGTCATCGCCCTGACGGTCTTCATCGTCATCACCCTGCCTGTCATCAAGTCGGCCAACCTGTCGCCGTTCGCTCCCAATGGCCTTTTCGGCCAATATTCGGGGATGGGCATCGTCGGGGCCGCGGCCTCGATCTTCTTCGCCTATGTCGGCTTCGACGCCGTTTCGACGGCGGCCGAGGAAACCAAGAATCCGCAGCGTAACGTGCCCATCGGCCTGATCGGCTCGCTGGCCATCTGTACGGTCTTCTATCTGCTGGTCGCGCTCGGCGCCGCCGGCGCCATCGGCGCTCAGCCAGTTCTGGGCGCCGCCGGTGAAGCTGTTCAGCCGGGCTCGCCTGCCTTCGTCGCCGCCTGCGCCCTGCCCGCCAACGCCGAAATGCTGGTCTGCTCCAACGAGGCCCTGGCCCACGTTCTGCGCGTCGTCGGTCACCCCCAGATCGGCAACGCCCTTGGCACCGCCGCCCTGCTGGCCCTGCCGTCGGTCATCCTGATGATGATCTTCGGTCAGACCCGCATCTTCTTCGTGATGGCGCGCGACGGTCTGCTGCCGGAAGGCCTGACCAAGATCCACCCCAAGTGGAAGACGCCCTATATCGTGACCGCCGCCACCGGCATCGCGGTCGCCATCGCCGGCGCCCTGTTCCCGGTCGGTCAGCTGGCCGACATCTCGAACTCGGGCACCCTGTTCGCCTTCTTCATGGTGTCGATCGCGGTGCTGGTGCTGCGGGTCAAGGATCCGAACCGTCGCCGTCCGTTCCGTACGCCGCTGATCTGGGTGTTCGCGCCCCTGTCGGCGTTCGGCTGCGCCTTCCTGTTCTGGAACCTGCCGCACGACGCCAAGATGGTGCTGCCGATCTGGGGCGGCATCGGCCTGGTGATCTACTTCCTGTATGGCTATCGCAAGAGCCACCTGGGTCGCGGTCTGGTCGAGGTTCACGAAACGGACCGCGACGTCCCGCCGCCGCCCGTGCCGCCAATCAGCTAAGACCAAACCGGGCCTGTCGCACCAATCGCGGCAGGCCCATCTATCGGCCTCAAGTAGCTCGCAAGGGCGATAGGCCAAGAATAAAGAAAGGCCCCGGATCGCTCCGGGGCCTTTTTTGTCTTGGTGCGGATGAGAGGACTCGAACCTCCACGCCTCTCGGCGCTGGAACCTAAATCCAGTGCGTCTACCAGTTCCGCCACATCCGCATCGGGTAGGCGGTCGCGTCTAGAGGGTGACGCCGCTCAGGGCAAGGCCTCAGCGACGGCCAGCGACCAGTTCGTTGCGGATGGAGCGTCCCAGGGGATCTCGCGCGCGCCAAGTGTCGCCGACATCGGCCTCGACCATCCGGCTGCAAAAGCGCGGCAAGATCTGGCGCGGGCTGAACCCGCTCAGGCAAATCTTGTCACCCTCGGCCGACCAGCGGGCCGCCACACGTCGCCCGTCCGAAAAATGCGAGGTGTAGCGTCCATCCGGATCGAAATAGTGCCTGACCCACTGTCCGTTCGGATAATGGGACACGATCGTATTGCCGAACGCCTTGGACATATCGGCTGAGGCGGGCGAGGCCGCCAGCACACCCACAATCGCCAAGCCGCAGATCACCGAACCCTGCTTCACACGCCCTCCTGCGCCGTCCATAATCGACTATCGACGATACATAAGACGGCGCAAGCGCTGCGGTTCCTCAGCCGTTACCGCGACGACCCGATTCGAACAGGAACCAGACGCGCTTCTCGCTCTCGTCGATCCAGTTCTCCAGCAAGCTGGCGGTCGCGACGTCGTTATGCTCGTCGCACAAGTCATGCACCTCGCGCATCCGGCCGATCAGTTCGCCGTTATCGTCGCGAAGCTCGGCCAGCATATCCAGCGGATCGACGTAATCGGCATCGTTGTCGGCGATGCGTGATTCCTTGGCGATCTGACCGATGGAGCGCAGCGTGGTCCCGCCGATCTTGCGCGCCCGTTCGGCCATCGGATCGGTCATGGCCAGGATTTCCGCCGACTGCTCGTCCAGCATCAGATGATAGTCCCGGAAATGCGGACCCGAGACGTGCCAGTGGAAATTCTTTGTCTTGATGTAGAGAGCGAACGTATCGGCCAGAAGGCCGGTCAGAGCGGCGGAAATGCTCTGGGTGGCCTCCTCCGACAGACTCGTTGGCGTCTTCAGGGGCGCCAGGCGCTTTTCTTTGGCGGTGACCATCATCGTTCTCCTCAGCAGCAGTCTGCGGTCAAGCTAGGTAGCCGGGCATCCGAACGGAAGCCCTGGCGCAGATGATAATGCTGAAGCTGTGAAGTAGTTCGGCGGCGCCGACCTTTGTCGGCGGATGGCTGGGGAACTAGGAGACGGCGTTCCGGCCAAAAAACCAAACAAAACAAGGCCCGTCCGTGTTGGCTGGGGACCGTGTGTATCGGTGATGTGTATCAGCCCGCAGGCTTTTCGACCAGTGCCTTCTCCAACACTCTGACGACCGTCGCCACGGACTGATGGTAGTTGTCCGCGCTCTCCTTATCGACCCGAGCATGGTTCGCGCGATTGCGAAGGCTGCGGAGGTTGAAGATGATCGAGCTTGTCGAAGGAGTGATCACTCGATGATCGGTCAATCTGACAACTTTGTCGGTAAAGTTCATTGATGGGTCGATGCCATTTGCGGCGGCGAGCTTGTCCACAGCCCTTTCGACAAGAATGAACTCCGAGATAATTTGAAGCTCAGGCCGAAGGTTGGCGAAGTTCGCCAGACGATACCGGCGTATCTGATCGCTAAGCTTCTCGTCAGTTTCTTTCAGGAAATCGTAGGTCGAGGCAGGCGGGCTTTGGGTCTCGCTCTCAGGGTCCGCAGGAGCGGGCGGCGAAACATTCTCCGCGACCGCCACGATCTGCGTTTCTTCAAGAACGTCTTCGGATCGCTCTCTGAACTTGGCCTTTCCGCCGAAGCCTTCCCATTCTTCGAGACTTTCCAGCAAACGCGTAATTTGCTTGCGGAAGCTCCAAACCAAGGCGGCGACGAGAGCGGGCCAGATCAGCGTTCCCGTCATCGATGACACGAAGCTCAGCCAATCCATGCCGGAATCGGCAGGTGGTGTCGGCGCCTGCACGACCAACTGAAGCCCCTCTGATTTCACGCGCGTCCCCCCGACAACCTCAGCGCACATAGGTGCTAAATATGGCGTGAGACAATCAGAAACTTTCCGCCAGAAACTGGCGCGCCAACGCGCGCTCGAAGACGAAGCTCGCGCCCTTGGGGCCAGCCGTTATCAAAGCTCCCGCCCCCTTCCGTGGCGGTCTGAGCCCTCCTCGACAAACAGCGAAGCGGACCTGCCTCCCGGTCGCCAGCTTCTCAAGCTGACCGTCTCGACCCTGAGTGCGGCCATTGAGGAATTCACAAGCCGCGTCGGATCAGGCGGCGCAGGTCGTCACCTCGACGCCTTCGCGATCCTGTCAAACATCGGCGCAGATGAAGCCGCCTATCTCACGGCCCGTGTCGTCCTGGATTGCACCGCCAGGGCCATGCGCGCGACCGCGACCGCCAGTGCAGTCGCCAACGCTATCGTCGATCATATCGAACTGTCTGAACTCCGGCAGGTTCGCCGCGATGCCTTCGACGGATTGGTCCGGGCGAACCAGAAATCACGGTCCCACTCCGCAAAAAAACGGCGGGCCATCCGCAAGACTATGGCGGAGCACGGGGCGCAAACTGACTACAATCTTAAGACCCGCCTGAAGACGGGCTTCCACCTCATCAATCTGCTGTGCGACTCGACCGGTCTGTTTGTGATCGACGAGGATAAACGTCACGGCAAATGGGTCCGAACGACTGAGGCTGCACGACGCTGGCTCGAAGATCAGCACGCCCGCTGCGAACTGCTGGAACCGATCCACCTTCCGATGATCATCCCACCACGGCCTTGGTCCTCGCCATTTAAGGGCGGGTATCTGACCAAGTCGCCGGGGCAGCGTCTGGTGAAACAGTCATACCGCCCGTATCACGACGACCTCGCAGCCCACGATATGCCCGCCGTCTATGACGCGGTGAACGCGATTCAGAACACGGCGTGGCGGATCAATCAGCCCGTCTTCGCCGTGATGAAAGAGATTTGGGACAACGGCGGACAACTCGGCGGCATGCCTGCCCGTGACCCTCGACCGATCCCGGATGTGCCGGGTGATTTCCACCACAACGAAGAGTCGAAGAAACGCTGGAAGCGCGAAGCCGCTGGCCTCCACGATCTGAACAACAAAGACCTCACGAAGCGGTTGGCCGTGAGCCAGCGAATCTGGGTCGCGGAAAAGTTCATCGACGAAGACTCGATCTTCTTTCCTCACTCCCTGGATTTCCGTGGCCGCGTCTATCCGATCCCGGTCGGTGGCCCCCATCCGCAGGGCGACGACATCGCCAAGGCCCTTCTGGAATTCGCAGACGGCTACGCTATAGGCGACGCCGGAGCCGGTGCATTGGCGGTCCACATCGCCGGTCTGTTCGGTGTCGATAAGGTCTCGACCGAAGAGCGGATCGATTGGGTCTTCGCCAACGAAGCGGCGATCATCGACAGCGCGAACGATCCTCTCGACGGTCAACGCTTTTGGGCCACGGCGGACAGTCCGTTTATGGCTCTTGCGGCTTGTATTGAATGGGCGGGCTATGTCCGCGACGGCGCCAATCATATCACCCGGATTCCGATCAGCCTGGACGGTTCGAACTCCGGCCTTCAGCACTTCTCCGCCATGCTTCGCGATGAAGTCGGCGGACGCTCGGTCAATCTTCTGCCGGGCTCGAAGCCCGAGGATGTCTATGCCGACGTAGCCCGCACGGTTCAGGCCTTGGTCGATCAGAGCGACGATCCCAAGGCGCAGGTGTGGAAGGGCGGCAAGGTGACCCGGCGCATCTGCAAACGCCCATGCATGACCTTCACCTATTCGGCCACCCGCTTTGGCATGACCGACATGATTTATCAGACCTTGTGGGAACTGGACGACGAGGGGTCGAAGTATCTGGACGGCGACAACTACCAAGCCGCTCTGTGGCTCTCCTACATCCTCTACGACGCGATCTCGAAGGTCGTCTGCTCCGCATCGCAGGCCATGAAGTGGCTACAGGAAGCGAGCCAGATCATGTCGAGGGCTGGCGTTCCGATCCGATGGACGACGCCGGTCGGCCTGCCGGTCTTGCAGCACTCGCCCAAGACACGGGCGAGCAAGATCGACATATACCATCGCGGCACCCGGATGCAGGTGAACGTGCGCGACGTTAGGCTGGGCATCGATTCCAAACGTCAGTCGAACTCCATCGCACCGAACTTCATCCATTCCATGGATGGCAGTCACCTCATGGCCGTGGCCAATCAGTGCGCCGCAATCGGCATCATCGATCTGGCCGTCGTTCACGACAGCTTCGCCGTCCATGCCCCGTTCATTCATGAGCTAAGCACGATCCTGCGCAACACGTTCGCCGATCAATATACCCCGGATCGGCTGGCGATCCTGCGTGAGGAACTGGCTGCTCAACTGCCTGCCGACAAGGCGGCGTTGCTCCCGCCCCTGCCCCCACTCGGCTCCCTCGACATCAGCCACGTGCGCCAGTCCGACTATCTCTTCGCCTAAACCTTTGCATCAGCGCAATTTCCCCTCCCTATTGAACAACGTCCCGGAGTTTCATGTTTGACCCCAAAGACCTCGCCTTCCCGATCAAGGCTGCATCCACGGTTAGCGATCTGAAGACACCCGTCTTCCAACTCGTGTCGAGGATTCAGGACTGCGAACCGACGACACAGGTCAGAGCAATCGCCCTGGCATTGGCCGTGATCGCGGATGCTGTCGGCGTCTCGGCGCACGACCTGATCCAATCATCCTATCGACTGATGTCGGAGGCTGAGACCTACGGGAGCAATCCCGTCCTCGCGATCCGCGAGTATGCGAAGAACGAACTTGTCGGGCGCCCATGAGGGCCTAGCCCTCACATCGGCCTTCCTGACGTTCATGGCTCGCCCTGATCGGGTGCTGTTCGCTTGTCCGGAGGAGCGCGTCTTCAACGTGCTGGACTGGCTCGACGACTACTTGATCGACAACCACGTGTTCGAGGCATGGCTTTGCGACGACTTCGCCGCCTGGGGCCACCTCGCCTTCATTTCCGTGCCGGTTGGCTCGGACGCTTCGATGATCCGCATCGCGTTCGACGACTGGCTTTTAGGCCCGCTGACGTGGGCCGATCTCACACAAGCCCCCGAAGCATATGTCCAGAACCCCAACGGCCCACTCGCGCCGGAAGCATGACTTTCCGACAAACGAGAACGAACTCCTCCTGATGATCGAAGACCTTTGTCCGGAACCCGTGATGAAGCCGGGCATGACCGAAGCCGACATCATGTTTCAGGCAGGACGCCGATCGGTCTGGCGAGATGTGCGGGCGGCTTACGCAGCATCATTCGCCCGTCCCGGCGACAACTAGGAGGGCGCCCCCATCTGCCTATTGAGCAAACCAAAAGTCGCGACGCCGGTCGCGGCCACGTCATCTGACAAACCCCTGCCCGTCCTGATCAACTCTGGGCTGGATGGCCGATCCCAACTGTCCCTCGCCCGTCGCGGCATGAGCGGTCTGACGATCCGTCGCCATCCCAAAGGATCGGTGACGACCAAACCGGTTGGTCCCGCTGTGCCGGTCCCATCAAACCCGGTCCCGTCCAGCACCAATGGCGGCGGCGGGTCCGATTCCGGCTCCGGCTACTCCGACAAGAACCTCGCCGCGCTTGATGCGCTCGCCGCCATGGGCGGCCCGACTGGCACCCTGGCCAAGAAACTCAAACTGAAAGTGTGATCTGACGCATGAAATCCGCAGCAGCGCGATTCAGCGCGCTGTCTGCCGTTCGAATGACGGCTCTCAACAACGCGCGAGAAGCCTCACGCCTAACCATTCCCGGCCTGATCCCGAGCGAGGGCCAGAACGAACACTTCATCGCAGAGCAGCCGTATCAGAGCGTCGGCGCCGATGGCGTTCGCAGCCTGTCTGCCCGCCTTCTGATGATCCTGTTCCCGACCGCGCTCCCGTTCTTCAGGTGCGAGATCGACGCCTCCGCCGCCGAAGCCCTTGGTGGCGACAAAGCGGAAGTCGATACGAAGCTGGCGCAGTATGTTCAGAGCAGCACGTCTCTGTTCGAAGAAACCGGCGCCCGGAAAGTGATGGCGGAGGTTCTTCGCCACCTGATCATCGCTGGCAACGTCCTCCTCTACATCCCGCTAGACGGCACTCCGCGCCTGTTCCGCATCGACCAATACGTGGTCAAGCGGGACCACCTTGGCGCCTTCCGCGAGATCATCGTCAAAGAGAAAATCTACCCCTCGACCCTGTCGGCTGATGTCCGGTCGTTCCTTGGAATCGATCTCGACCTCAACAAGATCGAAGAGGCTGTCGAAGTCTTCACCGTGGTCGAACGCCAAGACGGCAAGGTCGTCCATTGGCAGGAGATCAAGGGCAAGCGCGTCCCTGGTTCGGATGGCCAAAGCCCCGTCGATGCAACCGGATGGCTGCCGCTCCGCTGGCTGGCGATTCCGGGCTCCGACTACGGACGCAGCCACGTCACCGAATACCTCGGCGACATCATGTCTCTCGAAGATGCGAACTCGTCGGTCATCAAGATGGCGGCTGCCGCTTCGCGCATTCTGTATCTGGTCGATCCGAACTCCGGCATCGATATCCAGGAAGTCGTTCGCGCCTCGACGGGTGATGTCTTCGACGGCTCCTCCGATGCCATCACGAGTGTCAGCCTGAATAAGACGGGTGATTTCTCCGTCGTTTCGACCATCGCTGAAAGCATCGAACGCCGCGTCAATCGCGCCTTCCTCGTGCGGGATTTCCGCCAGGGCGAGCGCGTGACGGCTGAGGAAATCCGCAGCCAGAGCGAAGAACTAGAATCGACGCTGGGTGGGACTTACTCAACCCTGGCCGACGAACTGCAACTGCCCGTCGCGAACAGATACCTCTACATCGCCAACCGCAAACAGATCATCCCGGCACTACCAGAGGGGATCAAGCGCAAGGTTGTCACTGGCTTGGCCGCTTTGGGTCAGGCCGCTGAAGTGAACCGGCTGAGAACCTTCGTCGGCGACGCCGCCGCCCTGGGTATCCCTGTCACCGAATACCTGAATGTCCCGACGTTCCTGCGAACGCTTGCCCTCCAGCATGGCGTGAGCGGGATCGACCAGCTTCTCAAGTCGGAGGAGCAGCGGGCCGGAGAACAACAACAAGCCATGATGGCCCAGGTCGCACAGCAAGCGGCTCCGGGCATCGCCACCGCCGCAGTCCAAGCGGCGACCACCCCTGAATAAGGATTGAATGCAAGTAGCTGAAACTGGCCAAGAGGCCCAATCGATCGATCTGACTACCCTTCCCGCCGACGCCTTCCCGGCTGGCACTGATCCGGCTTCTTACGTCGCGGGTCTGAACGGCAAGCAAGCCGACGACACCTCGACCGAAACAGGCGCCGCCAAGGAGCGTCCGACCAATGTCCCTGAGAAATTCTGGGACGCTGAGAAGGGCGAGATGAACCTCGACGCCTTCCTGACTTCCTATTCCGAACTGGAAAAGAAGCTGATCGCGCCGAAGGAAGAGAAGGCCGATACCCTCAAGATCGATAAGGCTGATGGCCAAGCCGACCAGACCGCCGAACCGGCGCCGGTCGCTTCCGCTATCGAGACGTTCAAGTCAGCCTACGAAGCCAACGCCGGTCAAGTGACTGAGGCGGCCTTCGAAGCCATCGTGAACGCGGGCATCCCGCTTGATGTAGTCCAAACCTACGTGGCCGGACTTGAGGCTTTGAGCCAACAGACCTTCGCGTCTGCCTATGAAGTGGCAGGCGGCAAGGATGCGTTCGAGACAGCTATCGAGTGGGCGAAGACCAACCTGACTGACGCTGAAGCTGACGCCTACGACAAGATGGTCGATCAGAAAGCGACCATGCGTCAGGGCATCGAATGGCTCATGACAAAATATAAGGCGGGCAACCCTTCCGAGGGTTCGTTCGTCCAGGCCGAATCCGCTACTGCCTCTGGCGACATCTTCCGTTCGCGTGACGAGATGATGGAAGCGATCCGAGCCCCCAACTATTCCGATCCGGCTGTCCAAAAGGACATCTTGGAAAAGATTGCGCGATCCAAAGCAGCGGGAACGCTGTGATGAATCCGTAAGACCACCCTCGCCTGTCCATTGAGGCTCGCCTGGGGTGGCCGCGCCGCCGCCAGCGAACAAGGCAGGCTGATCGCCATGGGCGAGCGGTCGGTGAAAACCCGACCCAACCTTTCTCCCAATCAAATGGACCTTCCGTAACGGGTGGCTCGGCTTGCCGGACAACCTCACCGCCAACGGACTCCGAGCGAGACGGGAGGCTTCAAACCCTTCAACTCAACCAAGGAGGCCAATGGCCAATTCTACCCCCGTATTCCCCGGCAAAAAGTCCGGTGGCAGCGACAACCGCGAACTCTACCTCGACCTCTACGGTGGCGAGGTTCTGAACCAATATCAAACCTCGACCATCATGCGTCCCCTTCAGTCGATGTTCTCGCTGGCTGGCGGCAAGTCGCTGCGCCTGCCGTTCATCGGTCAGGCTGACGCGAGCTACCACGTCCCCGGCACCGAACTGACCGGTGGCCAAGTCGCTGGCGACGAGATCATCCTGACGCCGGATGACCAACTGATCTCCGACCTGTTCCTGTCGGACATCGACGAAATCCTGGCTCAGTTCGACGCCCGTTCGAACTACGCCGCAGAGCAGGGCCGCGCCTTGGCTCGCAAGTTCGACGCCGCATCGCTCCGCATGCTGCTGAAGGCCTGCCGCGACGCCGGTAAGTTGGGCCAAGGTGGCGGATCGGTCACCGAAGCTGCCGCTGACACCGACCCGGACAAGCTGTTCGAAACCTTCAAGGCCGCTATCGCAGTCATGGACGGTAAGGACGTGGACGTGGAGACGCAGGAAATCTACGGCGTCGTCACCAAGACCAACTGGTATGCCCTGCAAGGCTGCGAGAAGCTGCGTAGCCGCGACTACAATCCGGCTGCCAACATCGCGACCAAGCCCGGCACCCTGAACATTGACGGCGTCATCGTCCACAAGTCGAGCCTCGGCCCGCTGGGCGTCAACGACACCACGCACCCGCAGGCGATCTACCGCGTCAACGGCGCCAACACCGTTGGTATGGTGTGGACGAAGAAGGCCATCGCGACCGCTGAGGTCAAGGCCGTCTGGACCGACGTTGACGAGCAAAAGTCGAAGCGCGGCGCACTTCTGATGGCTGGCTACATGTCTGGAACTCGCGTCTTCCGCGCGACCGACGCAGTCGAAATCAAGAAGGCCTAA